GGAACTTGTCCCCACCAACCATATGATGACATTGATTGATCAGGGTTTTCTATTTCTTTTCCTACTGATCTAGGGTTTGTGCTACCTGCAAAGGGACTAGTCCATATTGCATCAAAGTATCCTGACTTGCCTGAATCATCTATAGTAAGTGCTGAAATAAACACTTGAACTCTACCTGTTCTACTAACATCAATGTTATTAATAATTTCTGCTACATAAACTCCATTCAGGTAGGCTTTCTGATTCCTTTCCTTCATATTAGGATTTTTATTACTAGTCTTATTAATATTATATCTGCCCATTTTAACTACTACCTAAACTTTCATTATGTTGATCAACTGCTTGTGATACTTTGTCAAGTTTACTTGTTTGATACGATGTAAGTTTTATCATTGAAAGATCCTGTTTAAATTCACCGCCTTCAAATTTACTTATTGCTTTTATCAAAGTATATACACCAGATATGAAATATGCTGTGCCGTCTGCAGACCAGTATCCTTCGTTCTTATCTTCGTCATCTACATTAAAGTCAAACAATCTAGGGGATTGCATATCAAACATTATTACATTATCACGTTTATCAAACACTACATATTCTTCGTTTGACTCGTCTTTATCGCTCGCCATATCTTTTATTACAAGATTTGGTGTTGTCATAGGTGCACCTAAATACCATGGATCACCCTTAATAAGCATTTCTAAATTAACTAAGAATGAGGGTTCCATTTTTTGTTGCATATAGTAACCCATTAAGTTTTGTCTTGTTGTTCCATCAAAAGTTGATTCTCCTAATTCATTTACAATATGAACCTGTTGGTAAGGTGGTTGAACAGAATCTGTTGGGTCCTTTCCTTCTTTTAATTCAGCCGTCTTAGTAGTGCCCGGTAAAATCGAATAGTTGCGTTCTTTATTTTCGTAAATGCTAGTGGCCTTATTTGCGTTTGCTTTTGCCCTGCCCCATAATGTATCTGCATTTATAGTATCTGATATATTGCCTACTAAGTCTGTTGAATACACATATCCACTTGCCCTTGGATTATACTGGCTCCCATCTGAAAGTGTTTGATTATCACTAAATGTTTTTTTCTTTGCGGCCTGTTCTGCTTGGAGTATTTGGCTAAGTAGGTCTCTGTCTTCTAACACACTCTTAATTTTAAGTGCGGCCACACTACCTTTATTATCTATAGCATCTTTTAATTCTTGATTACTAAATCCTAATGCTGAGCCTAATCCCCTTATGTCTTTATCGGATGCTTTATTAAATAATTTCTCAACAGCGTCTTTATTTTTTGCTTCTAATACTTTTTGAGATAGGGCACCGCCTGTCATGTCTTTATCTAAAGAAGATGTATCTGTCATTAAGTCTGCTGATGTAACACTAACATCTCCAACTGTTCCGCCTGCAGGTGGCAATAAAAATGCTAGTCCATTATCATATTGTATGTTGCATTCATATATTTGATCATTCCTTCCGCTAAACAAGTAATGATAAGATTTAAACACAGAAGTTCTTAATTCATTCATTCTTGCTTGGGTTTCTTCTTTAGTAAGTGTATTCTCATCTGGTGATGCTTGAACTCGTTCGTCTACACTTTTATATAAGAATGGTTTATATGTAATTTTTTTAGCATGAACATTTCTAAATGAATCAAAATCAATGTATTCTGTTTGTGCATTTATTTTAATCCATTTTGTGTAAGCATCTTTCTTTTTAGTTGCGTCTGCTTTTTCTGGATCTTGTGCTTGTATTGTTCTAGTTGCTGATTCAAAAAATTCTACATTCATGCTTAACAGCACACACATATAATCGTATATTGAGATCCCTTTCTTCACGTTTATTGTATCTTTATATACTGCAACCTCTACAGAACTATCTTCGTCTTTTTGAAACTTTCTTATTTCTTTCCTCATCTCCCTGGGCGTCATATCCTCAAATGCAGGATTAAACTGTCTATTAATAATTTGTGAATTTTGTGAATTTTTTGATGTAACTAATTTTTCATCTTTAAGTCCTGACTCGTTTCCAACAAGTCCGCTCAGGTCTATTTTAAATTCATCTACTATTTGATATTTGTCATTATTGTTTTTATGATAGTCGTTAATGCCTTTAAATAAATCCTTTAAATGCTCTGTTACTGTAGAGCCTGTAGTAGATAAGTTTTTTGGCATTCTAAAAAAATTATCCTGATATGGAATCTGTGTAGTTGGAACACAACTTACATCATAAGATGATCCTTCGCCTGTAACTTGTAAACTAATAGTTGTTAAATGCATTCTCCATCTAAAAGGACCATGTGCATATGGCATACCACCATCTTCATTACTATCTATGTCTTCATCATATCCTTGAAATATTATCTCTAAAAATAATGGAGTATCAGTTGCAAATGTTGGGATTCCTAATTGTTTTCTTGCTAAAAGTATTTGATCTAAAAAATTTGCGGCGCCGGGTTGAGTAATTGTAAAATTAATTCCTCTAGTTTCAAAACCTGTATCATACTTAGAAATATTTTCTATAGTTATATTATCTATATTATTTCCTGCTGTTACGCCTGACTGTGCAAGGACAACTGTTTCGGTTGGATCAGCAACATAGAAGTTATTAAGGTATCCACCTTTTTTAGATGCTGAGACTTGACCTCTTCCGCCGCCGGCGGGTCCTTTAGCACCTGGTGGTGCATTTGTTTCAGGTGGAATCATGTATAGTTTAGCACTATACGAGTATGAAGCATATTCGTCTAATACGTTTCCTGCTACCTCTCCTACAATAGGATCCGGTAATGTTGGTGCCTTTTTTTGCTTTGCCATGTTTAACCTAGTATAGTATCTAGCACACCTTTTTGAGGTATTCTGATTTGCATTCCGCTTTTAAAATCTTTAATTGGATCTTCAATTAGATCCGGATTTCTCAAAGCAAACACCCACCACAATCTACTAGAACCATAACGGTCAAAAGCCAATAAGTCTGGTCGTTCATTATACCTTGCCTGGACAACATAAATTTCGTCATCTACAGACTTTGGTATTTTAGGTAAAGTATTTACGTCAAGGAATCCTTCAAACGTTTCAGTGTTTCTTAAAAAACTATCTCTTCTATGAAAATCAGCCATTATACAAATCCATGCCTATAATTTTTACCTGTAGTAAACTCTCGTAAATCAAACCTCTTTCTGAGTTTGTGTGGTGCGTATTGTGGTTTGATTGTTATTGATATCTCAGATTTTGTTGGAACATAAGTAACTTCTTCTTTTCCTGATCCACTTACTGATGTAACAACAGGAATGTAATCTACATCTGATTGTAAGTTAATAGAATACTGAGTAATTATAACCGGAACTTTATTAAACCCATGTTCGCCCATATATTCAAATAATAATACTGGAGGAGGTGTTCCATACAATCCGTCAGTAACTGCGGCATCACCAAAATAACTTTTTGTTGCTACTTTAACAAAATGCATTACACCTAGTAAATATCTTGCTTCATCAATAGTGTTTGCAGTAAATTGACTAATGATTGGATACTCTGGTGGCTGAGAATTAATATAAACATTTAATGGATAGTTACTTCCTTGGAATTCTTGTGACGCATAGTTTACTGCGGCGCCATAAAATATGTTTGGAGTGTATTGCCATACAAGGCCACCTGTTTGGTATAACGGTCTAAGCAAGTAATCAATATTTGCCATGTCGCCTTTACGGTTCTCATTCGTGCTTTCTATTTCTAAAGCACCCTGCCAAAACAAATCTCTACCGCCAAACTTGGGTCTCAACCTTGCTCGCCAATCTACTTCTCCGCCTGTTCCTCGTTGTGAAGCAACACCGTCAAACATATTTTGAGCATTGTTGCTCGTTGTTTGTTCCTGTCTAAGAACTTTTGATCCTTTACTTGATTGAGCCGCGGATGTTAATGGTCCGGATATCTTGCCTGGCATAATTTTCTCCTATAATACTATTTATCGTATTCATTAAAACATGTTATAATAAAAGATTCTGGATAAATATTACTTGACATATATATAATTCTGTGTATAATGTTGTTAATATCATTGGAGATTATATGGCTAAGAAAGTGAATTATTTAAATAACAAAGACATCTTAAAGCAGATACATATTAGTAAACTATCATATTGTTATGTAAAAGACGAGAAATACAGTCAACACGACATTATTTTAGAAGATGTTAAGAAAATTAACAGAAACAGTTTAAAACAAGCAAGAGAGAACAGGGCATCTAAGATGCAGTCCGAGGCATATCAGGCGGCAATGGCGATGCACGACACTAAGGATTATAAAAACAAACCAAAACAAAAAGAGTTTGCAGTAGATCCTAAGAGCATTGCTAAAGAAGATATAGTGTTTAGAGTAATGACTATGGAACATATTCCAGACGAGCCAGGAAGAAAAAGAAATCCTAAAAACGAATCAGAAACTAAAGCAAAAGTAAACTTTCCACCATTTAAGCATTATGCTTATGTAAATGATGAAGTAACTGAAGTTGCTAGAAGTCATTGGCAAGGCAGTATGAGTAATGGCAACTTTTGTGTAGATCATGGACAGATTTCTAATGAACTAGGAACTATGTATTTAAAACTTGTTGAAAGATATTCGCACAGAGCAAACTGGAGAGGTTACACTTATGTTGACGAAATGAGAGGTCAAGCATTAGTGCAACTATCACAGATTGGATTACAGTTTAATGAAGCAAAATCAGATAACCCATTTGCATATTATACTGCGGCTGTGAATAATAGTTTTACAAGAGTATTAAATTTAGAAAAAAGAAACCAAACTATCAGAGATGATATATTAATTGAACAAGGACATTTGCCAAGTTACGGTAGACAGATTGCACACGAAGAACAAATTCGTCAAATGCGAGAAGCGGCTGAAACAGAGGCAAACAACCCAATAGCAGAATAATTTTATGGCCCAACTGTTTAAGACAGCGGCTTGCTTTACGGATATACATTACGGATTAAAGCAAAACAGCCGTTTACATTTAAATGACTGCCACAGGTATATCGAATGGTTTATTGCAGAAGCAAAAGCCAGAAACGCAGAAACCTGTATCTTTTTAGGTGATTGGCATCATCACAGAGCAAGTGTTAATGTTGCAACTATGAATGCAACTATTAAAGACTTGAAATTACTCAACGAAGCATTTGAAAAAGTTTACTTTATCACAGGTAACCATGATTTATATTATCGTGACAAACGTGAAATGAACAGTATCGAATATGCTCGTGACCTATCTAACTTTGTTATGGTAGATGAGCATTTCTTACAAGATGATGTTGCTATTATACCTTGGCTAGTAGGTGACGAATATAAACAAGTTGCAAAAATGCAATGTAAATATATGTTTGGTCACTTTGAACTTCCATACTTTAAAATGAATGCAATGGTAGAGATGCCTGACCATGACGGTATAAAAGCAGATATGTTAAGTGGGCCAGAGTATGTGTTTAGTGGGCACTTTCATAAACGTCAATACAAAAACAACATACATTATCTAGGTAATGCATTTCCACATAACTATGCAGACGTTGGCGATGACGAACGTGGTGCAATGTTTTTAGAATGGGGAGGCGAGCCACAATATGTAAACTGGACAGAAGGTCCTAAGTATAGAAAGTTTACATTAAAACAATTACTAGATAATCATCAAAATTTATTAGACGAATACACCTATGCAAGAGTAATACTTGATGTAAGTATTAGTTACGAAGAAGCAAACTTTGTCAGAGAAAAATTTGCAGAACAATATGGAGTAAGAGAATTACAACTTATTCCTGTAAAAGAAGAAGAAGAGTTCGAAGGCGGAGATATAACATTTGAAAGTGTTGATCAAATTGTTGTTACACAATTAGACACTATAGAAAGTAATCTCGTTGACAAACAAACACTTATAGACATTTACCACAGCATAGAAATAGATTAATGTTAAAAATTAAAAACGTATCAGCAAAGAACTTTATGAGTGTAGGTAATAACTTACAAGCAGTAAATTTTGATAACTGCCAACTTACACTGGTATTAGGTCATAATTTAGACATGGGTGGAGACGGTAGTAGGAATGGCACAGGAAAAACTACAATCATTAATGCACTCAGTTATGCATTGTATGGCGAAGCACTTACAAACATTAGACGTGATAACTTAATTAATAAAACTAACGGCAAGGGCATGATTGTTACTGCCGAGTTTGAAATTGAAGGTAAGAAGTATCGAATAGAAAGAGGTAGGCGTCCTAATGTATTAAGACTGTTTGTAGATGGCAATGATGCTTTTGATCAAGAACAACAGGGTGATAGCAGAGAAACACAAAAAGAAATAGAAAAAATTATTGGTTTCCCTCATAATATGTTTAAGCATTTAATTGCACTTAATACATATACAGAACCTTTCTTATCTATGAAGAACAACGATCAACGAGATATGATTGAACAGTTGTTAGGTATTACAGAACTATCTTCAAAAGCAGAAGTATTAAAAGCAAGACAACGTGATACTAGAGATGCTATAAAAGAAGAAGAGTATAGAATAAATGCAGTTAAAGATTCAAATGCAAACATAGAAAAAAATATTAAAGAGATCGAAAGTCGCAGTAAGGCTTGGGAAGCAAATAAAAATATCAAACTACAAGAGTTAGGCAATGCAATTATAAAATTAGAAACTATTGATATTGATCAAGAAGTTAAAAACCATAGCATTGTTGAAGACGTAAATAGAAAAAAGTCAGATATGTCGTTGCTACAAGCAGATGAGAAAAGATTACAAAGCAGTATAAAAAGAAGTAATACAAAACTGACCGAATTAAAAAGTAATCTAGAGAGTGCTGAAGCAGGTGTTTGCCCAGCATGTGAACAACCTACTGCTCATTTAGATACACACGAAGAATACACAAAAGATTTAAAACACAAGATAGAAGCAGAACAAGAATATTACAACGATCTGCAAGAGCAACTTTTAACCACAAGCGGTGAAATAGATAAAGTGGGCGATATCCCAGATATGCCAGCAACAGAGTATACTAAATTAGAAGATGCTTTACAACACAAACACAATTTAGAAACAATGACTGAGCAGTTAGGAGAAAAAGCAGAAGAAGAAAATCCTTACACTGATCAAATAAAAGGATTGAGAGAAACAGGAATTCAAGATATAAGTTTTGAAACTATGAACGAACTAACTTACTTGCAAGATCATCAAGAGTTTTTATATAAACTATTAACAAGTAAAGACAGTTTTATTAGAAGAAAAATTATTGATCAAAATATCGCATATCTAAATCATAGGTTAGCATACTATTTAGAAAAGTTAGGCTTACCACATGATGTTAAATTTGCAAATGACTTAGGCGTAGAAATAACAGAGTATGGTAGAGACTTAGACTTTGATAATCTAAGTAGAGGAGAACGTAATAGACTTATCTTAGGACTTTCATGGGCGTTTCGAGACATGTATGAAAGTCTAAATAGACCTATGAACTTGATGTGTATCGATGAACTTATTGATTCTGGTATGGATTCAATGGGTGTAGAGAATGCATTAGGCGTTCTTAAAAAAATGCACAGAGAACAAGGTAAAAATATTATGCTCATTTCTCACAAAGAAGAACTGATCGGTCGTGTAAATAATGTATTGACAGTCGTTAAAGAAGGCGGCTTTACATTGTATAACACCGACACAGAGTATATAGATGCCTAGTCCATGGAAATTTAATAATAAAACAGTAGACACATTACCGGAAGACTGCGAAGCATTTGTGTATCTAATCACAAATAAAACTAACGGCATGAAGTATGTCGGTAAGAAATTAGCAAAATTCAAAACAACCAAGCCTCCCTTAAAAGGCAAAAAGAACAAACGTCGTGGATACAAAGAGAGCGACTGGAAAACTTATTGGGGCAGTTCTGACCACTTACAAGCAGATGTAGAAGAACTTGGCGAAGACAACTTTACAAGAGAAATTTTACATTTTTGTCCTACTAGAGGCATAGCAAGTTATATAGAAGCAAGAGAGCAATTCGAAAGAAAAGTGTTACTAACAGACGATTATTATAATGGAATCATCAATGTTAGAGTAGGTGGTTCAAAAATTCTTAAAGAACACTTCAAGAAGATATAACTATATACTGATTAAGGCAATTCACAGACGTAAAGTCACAGCAAGGCACACAAGGCACACATAGGTCCATACACCACCCCATCGAGGCTATTAATATCGATTTCCCTGACAATCCGGCAATGGCAACACCCGGTGCGAGATTCTGGAATGTATGGCGTTAAATGAAATACAGACAAACGACAAACAGTATTAAATGATTCAGGCTCTGAGAATAAGCAACCTGAGAATCAATATAACTGAACTCTACCAGGTTATATTGGTTTCCGTGAGATTCGTGACAGTAGTGTATGAGGGGATAAGGCTCACCACCTCTTTATAGCACCTGAGTTAGAGATGACGACAAATCACTTGATGAGTAGTTTTTTTTCACCCGGAGACGGGTGAATAATGACTCCTAATACTTGATAAGTTAAACAAAAGAAAAAGTTTCAAACAAAAGAAAGAACGAGTTAAACGAGTGATTGAATGTAGTTTGAAAAGACACGAAGTGTCTATAACTGTTATTACTTTTGTAATTGATCTAGTATAAACTGTTTATCAGTTATATTGCATTGTTCTATAATAGTATAGAGTTGTTGCTTATCTATGTTAGGTAGAGTTGTGATTGATAGATCACTGGGCCACGTTAATACATTACATGTCCATTTATCAACATTATTGTCGGCAATCCATTTGCTTAGTTCTTCTAGGTGAAATACATTCTTATTCATTACTACTGTATTAACCCAAAGTTTAACATCTGAGGATTTAAAAAAATCAAACGTTCGGGTTACTTTACTCCATTTCGAACCGCGTCGGATCTCACTATTCACCTCATCCACACCGTCTATGCTACAGATAACAATAACATCTTTAAACTGCTTAATACTTTCTAACCATTCCGGGTTAGGTGTTAGTGTGCAATTGGTTGTGTATTCTAGTGTTATGTTCTTTGCTATATCTTCTTTTATAAGAAAGTTTACAAACTGCTGATGATTAGATGTAGCAAATGGTTCACCGCCGAAAAACGACACATAAGATAGGTCTTTGTAGTTATGTTCTAGGTTAAAACTGTGACTTACTATGGGACTTATATAACCTAATTTTTTACCCCATAGATTAGAATATTTTGGTTCACAACCTATGCAAGTTAGGTTACAAATGTTATTAAATGCTAATTCTAAATACTCTAAACTGTGCTTTGGCCTTTCAAACTTCTTATTAAATCGGCGTCTTAGACTCAAAAAACCGGCCTTATCTTCAGCATAACACTTATCACAACCTGCAATTTTGGTGCCTTGTTTGGCTTTTTTGCGTAGATCTTTGTATAAATCGCTGTTTAAAATAGCATCTGGATCACTATTCCATTTGAGATCTGTTGGTTCTGCATAACGACAACAGGGTTTTACCGTTCCATTAGGACTAATAAAGATACCATTATAAAAATTAGAACAATCGATTGACGTTATGTTATTCAAGGTTCACAGGATCAAAACCGTAATCCCCCTCGACTGTGTTACCACTAAAATCGCCGGCACCTTTATCACCTGATCTCATTTTATTATACTTGTTGATTGTTTCTATTATTAGACGTCGATCAGAGAATCCCATGTTCCATGCTTCAGTCCAGGATACTGACCCTTCAGAAAACACTACTAGTTCTGCAATAGATTCTTCAAGGGCCTTGGATTCATCTTTTAGCCTCCTAAGGTAGCCTGATATTTCCTCAGGCTCGGCCTGTGCTAGGAAGCCGTGAAAAAATTTACAGGATCAAAGTTTACCTTTGTTGTAAATGTGTAATAATCTTCTTCGTTATCTATACCTTCATTTTCGAAACATTCTGGATTAGGGCATTGTAACGTCATTTCTTGTGCAATACCAATTGAATTAATTTCCTGAATCTTTTCTTCGATTGCTTTTCCGACACTACTATCTACATTGTTTAAAAATTCTGCAATGTGTTTTTTATCAGATACTACAAAATCACCGTCTTCATTTTTACCTGAAATAGTGTTTATGCTGTCTAAGATAAGATCAAAGTTTAGTTCAGCAACTTTTAAAAAGTTTTCATTAAACAATTTAAGTCTTTCTTCGTCATCTTCTATATCACCGATATTTTGCAAACTTCTAGTGCTTTGAAAGTTTGTTATTCCCGCTTTAATTGTGCTGGAATAACTAAATGGTTTAATTAAAATATTTAAATCCATTAACTCTACATTGTAAACATCTTCTAGGACCTGCATAGTTTCTAGTGCCATTTCAACACTTGCAATACCTCTTGCTTCAGAAGAACATTTATCACATGTTCCTGTAACTTCTAAGTCATCGCCAAATGTAGCACCTTGAATTGCTACCAGTAATGTGTCTACGTCTGCACTTAGCATTTTACTTGCATCTTTAACGTTAGGGATGCAACTCTTAATAACCTGTATAACTGCTTCACCATTAAGTAATGCATCTGGGTTTTTCATTAAAAGTTCATCTTTGGATGTCATAGCAAACACTGGAAGTTCACCATTTTCAGGCATTTCAACAACGTCTGCTGAGTAATACTGTCCTAAACTTGGTAGTTTAGCATATAATTTTGGCGCTCTATAAAAAGAGGACAACGGGTTTTGTTGTTGGGCCATATTAAAACTCCTTATAATAAATTCGATAAATAGTAGTAACTGAACTATTTAACTATGTTTATACTTACTTATTTATCGTAGTTAAAAGATGCTTTAATAAAAAAGAGAACTGTATGGCTAAAATTACATTATCCAATAACGAAGGAATTCCATATGACGTTGAATTACCTGAATTTGCCTTAGATTCCAGTGCTCAACAAATGGTTGATTTGTTAAAAAAATTAGCCGGAATAGAAAAAGAAGATTCTAAAAATAATCAAAAAATAAATGAAGAAATCAAAGATACTAATAAAAATATTGAAAAAGGTAATAAAGCATCAGAAGGAGCATCAAAGGAACTCCTATCATTATTAGAAAAAACAAGAAAACAAATTGAAGAAGGCGGCTTAGAGCAAGATCCTAAAGCATTAGAGGATTATAATAGAGCCATTGCTAAAGGCGAAAAAACATGGGATAAGAGTTATCAGTATTTAAGAGGATTTGGAGTTGGACTTGTATCAGTTACAAGTGCCGTAGCAATCGGCCTTTTTAATGCAGTAACTAATGCTGGTGAGACATTAAATGAACTTACCCGCTCAGGCGTAGGATTTGGAGATGCACAAGGTTCCAGTATAGATGCATTAGCAAAATTAAGCACAGCAGGTATAGATGCATCGCAATTCTTAACAAACTTTAGTAGAGCGGCGGCTGTTTTAGGAGTTAATAGTATTGCTGATATGAGTGTAGCATTCGATGAACTAAACAAATCAGGAATGAACCTAGGCATGTCGTTAGAAGAAAGTGCTGAAAGATACGGAGAAGAATTAGATACAAGAGCAAGACTAGGTATTTTAAACGGAATATCATCGACTCAGATAGCAAAAGAAACACAGCAAACTATGAAAACACAGCAAAAGTTTGCACAGGCATTAGGCGTAAGCACAGACGAACTTAGAGCCTTTACAAACAGTCTTGTTACTGATACTAATATTTTATCAGGTTCTTTACTAAGATTTAATAAATCAACACAGTCGCAAATGGTAGCAGGACTTAAAGAGTTCGGCACTATTATGGCAGGCATGGGAGGAGAAGAAGGTAAAGGTATTGCACAGGCAATGGTAGAAGCAAGTGCCGGTGGGGCGTTAGGCTTTAGTAATAGTTTAGTGGCCATGACCGCGGTATTACCTAGACTGCAACAAACAACGGTTCAACTTTCTAATGCAATGAAGAATGGCACACTTACTCAAGAAGGTGCACAAAAAATGGCAATGAACTTTTCACAAGAGTTAGGTAATCTAAGTCAAGGCGAAAAAGAAAGAATATTTGCAATGGAAAGAGCAGGTGTGGAAGGTGCAACAGAGATGGCAAATGCTGTCAGGGCCTTTACAGCAAGTGCGGCCAGAATAGATGAATTAAAATTAAATCCAGACAATATTCAAAAAGGAACAAATGCATTAAACAACATAATCAGTAAAATTATGGGAACGTTCGAAGCATTTAGGTATTCGTTTTTATCAGGCTTAGGGTCAATAGGAGACTTAGGTCCTGCATTAGAAAAAGCACAAAAAATAATAGTTTCTTCACTCTCAGGCTTATTTGGTGAAACAGGCGACGACATTAAAGACCTAGGTAAGTCATTAGGTGAAAAGTTACCATACTACATACAAAAAATGTCGCAAGGTCTTGCTAGTTTTATAGATTATATACCTACAATGATAAAAAATGTAAGTAACTTTGCAAAAGGTTTCTTTTCTGTAATGAAGGTTTTAGGTATTGTATTAGCACCAGTTATACTTGCATTTAAACTATTAGGTGCAGTAATTGATGTATTAGCATTTATATTAACGCCAGTTACTAAACTATTTGGATTCATAGCAAGTGCAGGTGGCGGACTCCTTAAATTTTTAGGAGTTGCAGATTCAGGTGCAGAAGCATTAGGACAACTTACAGGTGTAGTAGTATTAGCAATTGGGGCCTTAAAAATATATACTGCATTACAAGGAAAAGGCATAGCCAAAATGATGTCAGGCTTTGGTGAAATGGCTAAGAAGTTTACAGGCTTCTCAATGAAAGGTTTTAAAGACAAACTAGGTGGCTTTATGGGAGGCCGTGGAGGCGGACCAGGTGCTTCTACCCAGAAAAAAATCTTAGATGGAGCCGGTGCTTCAGGTAAAGCCGCAGGTGGCATGAAATCATTTGGTGGCGGATTTATTGCAATGATGAAAGCAATAGGAACAGGACTTAAAGTTTTAGGTAAAGCGGCAATGAACCCAATGGTGTGGGCAGGACTAGGATTATTAACAGCGGCATTATTAGTAATGGCTACTGCATTAAGAATTGCTACACCGGCCATTGAAGCATTTGGTAAAGTTATATTAAATGTAATGCAAGGCGTGGGTGCTATATTAGAATCAGTAGGTAAAGGCATAGCGGCGATTGTAACAGCAGTAGGCTCAGTTGTTTTAAAGGTCTTTGAAGGAATAGGTGCAGTAATAGTAAGTGTTGGTAAGTCAATTCAAGCAGTATTCCAGGGCATTGGATCAATTATAATGGGTATAGGAAATGCAATAGCAGGTATATTCCTTGCAATTGGTAAAGCCGCTATGTTTGTAGGCAAAGGAATTAATTTGATTTTTTCAGGTATGGCAAGCCTAGGAAATAGTTTTACAGGGTTTATTAAAGAACTAGGCTCATTATCAGGAACACAGTTACTAGGTGCCGCGGCAGGCTTAACGGCAGTAGGTGCCGCTCTAGTAGCCATGACAGCAGGTAGTGTTATAAGTCAAATCGCAAAAGGCTTTGCAAACTTGTTCTCAGATGATCCAATAGACCAGTTTATAAGATTAGGCAAAGTAGCACCTAACATAACTGAAATGGCAGACGTTATGGATAATATGGGAGATACTGTTGATAAGTTTACAGACGCAGTTGCTAAGATAGACGGCAACTTTGTTGCAAGCCAAATGAATGTTATCAGAGATGCATTCATAACATTTGGCGAAGCACTAGATCAAATTAGTTTTACTGATTTATTTAAGATGGCCGCATTGGGGTTAATCGGAGGAAAACTTACTGGCGGCGCCGGCGAAGAACAAGCACCAGTTACCGGGCCAGCAACAGGCACAAGTCCAATAATTAAAAAAGCAGGCAAACTAGGAGATAATTTTACTGCAAACTACAGTCAACGTGATATGTTGGCAAAAGATCCAGAACTATATAAAAATTTCCAAGGCGAAAGAAAAGCCAGAGAAGAAGAACTTATTGCTGGAGGTTCATCTAAACAGAGAGCAACATTAGTAGCAGAGCGTGAAGCACTTAAAAAATATGCACCGCAAATACAAAAAGCCGGAGCAGGTTCATTTAAAGATGCAGAAGGTAATCCAGTTAAATTTGACGATGCTGGTAATGTAATACAACAACCTACAGCAGGTGGAAGCAGTCAACAAATAGCAACTAGTGACAATTCCGCTGATATTTTATCTGCATTAAACAAACAAAATTCATTGTTAGCACAACTTGTAAGACAAAATCAAACAATCGCAGACAACATTTAATCCATATATAATATTTTTGGTTGACACTTTCCGATAAATAGTGTATTATATAAGTTAATAGGAATATTATGAGTTGGAGAAAACACTTTACACCATACGATAATGCAGGTTTACCTCTTAACGTAGAACCAAATACACAAGGTGGCCCCGGAGCCGCAACTAGCAGGTATGCAAGTTGGCTACCAGAAGTATATGCAGGAAGTCCTAACAGGCTTATGAGGTATATGCAGTATGATCAAATGGATAACGATCTAGAGATTAATGCGGCATTAGACACTATCGGTGAATTCGGAACGCAAGAAGATGACCAGACAGGTCTTCCGTTTAGTATTGAGTATACATCCACTCCAACAGATACTGAAAACAAGATTATCCAATCACAAATTAAAAACTGGTGTGCTATTAACAAGTTACACAAAAGAGCATTTAAGATGTTTAGAAGTGTATGTAAATATGGTGACCAGTTCTTTATTAGAGATCCAGAAACATTTGAACTGTTTTGGGTTGACCCAGCAAACATAGAAAAAGTTATTGTAAACGAAAGTGAAGGTAAGAAAATTGAAACTTACTTTATTAAAAACTTAGAGCCTAACTTTGCTGAACAACTAGGAACAGCATCAGCACCTTTGCATTCAAGACCTTATGGAGCAGGTGGCGGAATGTTATCAGGTGGACAAGGCGTGGCCACAAGTGCAAGTAATTATATGACTGGTGCCATAAGCGGTGTAGACCAAGGAACACCTGTAGATTCTAAGCACATTGTTCATATTAGTTTAACTGAAGGCATGGACCATGCATGGCCTTTTGGTGTTAGTATTCTAGAACCAATTTACAAAACATTTAAGCAGAAAGAACTGCTAGAAGATTCGATTATTATTTACAGAGTTCACAGAGCACCTGAAAGACGTGTGTTTATGATCGACGTAGGTAATATGCCACCGCACAAAGCAAGACAGTATTTAGAACAGATTAAATATGAAGTGCAACAAAAACGTGTGCCTAATAAAGACGGTGCAGGAAATAGTGTTGCAGATTCGGCCTACAATCCAATGAGTATGTTAGAGGACTACTTCTTTGCACAAACGGCAGAAGGTAGAGGTTCTAAAGTTGATACATTACCAGGCGGTGAGAACTTAGGACAAATAGACGACCTTAGATACTTTAATAACAAACTATTACGTGGTTTAAGAATACCTGCTAGTTATTTGCCATCAGGACCAGATGATGGAAGTGCTACTTACAATGACGGTAAAGTAGGCATTGCATATATCCAAGAATATAGATTTGCAAGATATGTAGAAAGACTGCAAAAACAAATACAAGAAGATTTCGACAGAGAATTTAAAATGTTCCTCAAGCACAGAGGAATAGATATAGACAGTTCAGGATTTAGAGTAGAATTTAATCATCCTATGAACTTTAGTTCGTATAGAGAAATAGCATTGGAAACAGAAAGAGCACAACTTTATAACCAAGTTGCTAATATTCCATATATGGCTAATCAGTTTAAACTTTCTAAATACTTAGGGTTAACTCCAGAAGAAATAAAACAGAACGAAGAACTTTGGCGCCAAGAGAATAACTATGAGAAATTCCAAGATACATCTAAAGATATTGATCTTAAAAATATTGGTGTAAGACCCAATGACGATATTAGCACAGATTTAGATGCTGAAATACCAGATCAAGACATTATGGGATTAGAAGGAGCACCGGAAGAGATAAATACTGCTATACCAGATGCAGGTTCAACTGCTCCATTACCTGGAACAGGATTAGGGCCAGACGGACAAGGTGCAATATAATGAGACTGAACGAATTTTACAATCCGGAATTAGATAACTTTATTAAAGTGTCACAAGATGACACTAGAAAAGTAAAATTTACTTTATCTGAGATTAATAAACTTCGTAAAGTAAGAGAAATTAAAAAAGCAGAAGAATTAGAGCATAAGAAATTTGTAAAAATGATGTATGCCGCACCCACAGACGCAGGACCTACACTATAAACATTTTTGGATCATTTTGAGCCAAAAACACACCATATAACCTATAATACACCCATACCACTATAAGTATTAAATGCGGATTATCACATGTATGTGATAATTGCGATTCTTAATTAAGGAGGCCACAATGTCAGAATCAAGAACAAAATTAGAAGAAATTCTTGAACTTCTCCTTGCTGAAGAAAATGAGAAAGCCGAAGAGGCACTTCACGAATATGTTGTTGCAAAAGCAAGAGCAGAATACGAAAAAGTGCTTGATGAGGACTCATCTGACAGCGAAGAAGTTGAAGAAACTGTAGAAGAAGCAGAAGAATCAGAAGAAGAAGCAGTTGAAGAGGCTGAAGAATCAGAAGAAGAGGCTGTTGAAGAAGAATTTGAAGTTGATGAAGTAATTGATCAATCAAATGACTTCGAAGACGATATCTTAAGAGATAACGAAGAAGAAATCGACGGCGATGAGATGGGTGAAGAAGAAGGTGAAGGCGATTTAGAAGATAAAGTCGACGAACTAGAAGACGAACTAGAAGATCTTAAAGCAGAATTTGAAAAACTTTTAGCCGATGAAGAAGGCGGCGAAGGTGATGATGCTGAAGAATTAGAAATGGACATGGAAGACGAAATGGAAATGGGCGACGAAATGGACATGGAATCAGTTGAATATGACCTAGACGAGGCTACAGACGAAGACGAAGTTGTTGAAGAAGCAACTAAGTTATCAGATAACGTAGCAGAGCCTAAAGGTGGAGAAGCAGATAATAGCGAATCACCACTTTCTAAATCACCAAAGAAAAACTTTAAAGTAGATGGCGTCAAAGGCGGCATAGACAATAAAGACGGTGGCGAAGGAAATAAAGGCGACAACAAACCAAAAGACCACACACCAACAGACAACATTAACGTTGAACCTAAAAAGGCATAAGTCTTTTTATTTACTGAAGGAGTAAACTATGGCGGCTATAAGACAACTGTATGAATATATAAGTCCTGAACAATCTAAAGTTCAATTAGTTGAATCACCAGATGGTAAAGAACTATTCATGCAAGGATTATTCATCCAAGGAGATGTTAAAAATCAAAATGGAAGAGTATATCCTAGAACTGAAATAGCAAAAGCCGTAGAAAGTGTGAGAACCAGGTTGCAAAAAGGTGAAACTGTGATGGGCGAATTAGACCATCCAGAGGAACTACAGATTAATTTAGACCGTGTCAGTCATATTATAACTGATATGCATGTAGATGATGCAAATGGTCTAGGAAAATTAAAAATCATAGAAACACCGATGGGTAACATAGCGAAAGCATTGTTAAAAGCAGGTGCTAAACTTGGTGTATCCAGTCGAGGAAGCGGAAACGTAAACGAAAGTGGTAAAGTTTCCGACTTCGACATAGTAACAGTGGACATTGTGGCACAACCAAGTGCCCCTGATGCCTACCCAAAGACTATCTATGAAAGTTTATTTAACATGAGAGGCGGAGCAGTTCTACACGAACTTGCATCGTCTGTAACACACGATAAAAGTGCAGAAAAATATTTGATGAAATCAATAACTGATTTTATCAATGAACTAAAATTATAGAAGTAGGAGAACTACAATGGCAGTGACATTTAACGACCTACTTGAAGGAACAGAATTAACTGAAGAAGTTAAGACAGGTCTTCAAGAAGCATGGGAAAGTAAAATCTCTGAAGCAAGAGAAGAACTCACTGCGGAACTTAGAGAAGAATTTGCTCAGCGATACGAACATGACAAAAGTCAAATCGTAGAAGCAATGGACAAATTTATCTCAGAAAAAGTTACAGCAGAGATATCACAGATTGCAGAAGAGAAACAATCCCTAGCACAAGACAGAGTCAAATATCACAAAGCCATTAGTGAACATGCTAAACTACTTGACAAGTTTGTAACCCAAGCGGTTGCAAGTGAAGTGAGAGAACTTCGTGCAGATAGAACAAGAGTAAGTGAACACGTTGAAAAACTTGATGAGTTCGTAACAGAACAACTTGCTGGTGAACTAACTGAATTCCACGAAGATAAAAAATCTTTAGTTGAGCAAAAAGTCAAAATGGTAAAAGAAGGTAAGAAACAACTTGCTGAGTCAAAAGCAGACTTTATTAGAAAAGCGGCTGACAAAGTAGAAGGCGTTGTAAACAACGTTATCTCGAAAGAAGTTAAATCATTCCGTGATGACATTACTAAGGCTCGTGAGAATGACTTTGGTCGAAGAATTTTTGAATCATTTGCTAACGAATATGGTAGTAGTTACCTAAACGAAAGCAAAGATCTTAAGAATTTACAGAAACAAATCGCTGAAATGGATTTAAAACTTAACGAAGCAAACGAAAGAATTGCTAAAGAACATGAGACTGCTAAATTAGTAGAATCTAAACTTAAAGTTGCAAACGATCGATTCGAAAGAAAAGAGAAGTTGAATGAGTTAATGAGCCCATTAGGCAAAGAGAAGAAAGAAATTATGTCAGACCTACTTGAAAGTGTTAAGACAGAGAACTTAGAGAAGCAATTCAATAAGTATCTCCCATCTGTTTTAGATGGCGAAACACCAAGAGTGAAGAAGACATTGTCAGAATCAGTGGTAAAGAAAGAACACACTGGTGATAAGGCGACTGTGCAAACAGCCAATGCCAATGACGAAACTGGAGTCGTCGAAATAGACGTCCTCAGAAAATTAGCCGGACTTTCAAAATAATTAGGAGTATTTAAAATGGCAGATTTATTTGAAAGCAACTGGTCCGCAACCAAGGAGGCTCTTTTAGAAGGACTTTCTGGAAACAGAAAAACTTCATTGGACGTCGTTCTCGAAAATAGCAAGAGCTATTTGAATGAGGCGGCTACAGCAGGGGCAACTGGTGCAGGTTCAGTAGCAACATTAAACAAAGTAATGTTACCGTTAATCAGAAGGGTTATGCCTTCAGTTATCGCTAACGAATTAGTAGGTGTTCAACCTATGACTGGCCCAGTAGGGCAAATCCACACACTAAGAGTCCGTTATGCGGAAACAGGTGGTGGAGCAAGTGCAGGTGACGAGGCTTTAAGTCCGTTCCAACTTGCTAATTCTTATGCAGGAACTCCAGACGCTACAGCGGCGGCTGAGGGTGTTGCAGGAAGAAAAATGTCAATCCAAATCTTAAAAGAAACTGTCGAAGCAAAGACAAGACGTTTAAGTGCTAGATGGACATTTGAAGCGGCACAAGATGCAGAAGCAATGCACGGTGTTGACGTAGAAGCAGAAATTATGCAGGCTCTAGCACAAGAGATCGTAGTTGAAATCGACCAAGAAATTATCGGTTCACTAAGAACTCTAGCAGGATCTGGAACTACTTTAGACTTCAATGCTTTAGCATCCGCTTACACACCTTCATACGTAGGTGACAGACATGCATTATTGGCAATTGAGATCAACAGAGCGGCTAACAGAATCGCGGCTAGAACAAGACGTGGTGCTGGTAACTATATCGTTGTATCTCCAGAAGCACTTACTATTTTACAAAGTGCATCTACATCAACATTTGCAAGAACAACAGAAGGTTCTTTTGAAGCACCAGTAAACACTAAGTTTGTTGGAACTTTAAATGGAACAATCAGAGTATTTGCTGATAACTATGCGGCTGACGGAACTAAGGTTCTTGTTGGTTACAAAGGATCAAGCGAAACTGATGCTCCGGCATTCTATTGTCCTTATATCCCATTAATGAGCACAGGTCCAGTTATGGATCCAAGCACATTTGAACCAGTTGTAAGTTTCATGACCAGATATGGTTATAAAGAACTTACTAATACTGCAAGTTCATTGGGTAACGCGGCAGATTACGTTGACGCAATTACATTGTCAAACGTTGCATTCCAGTAAGAATTAATTTACAGGAAACAATTAAAAGCACACCTTAGGGTGTGCTTTTTTTTGACTGATGACATACTTTGATAAATAGTATTACTAATTCATAGGATTTAAGAATGGCAAAAAGAACAGTTATAGGACCTGATGAGGAACTAATAGTAAAAGGTAAACTTCGGGTTACTGGCGATCTTATTCAAGAGAACACAACGGTCAGTGTAACTAATTTAGCAGGAAATGTTTTTACTGTAAACAGTGATGGCGATAATGTTACATCCAGTATAGTTTTAAACAGTAATAACAGTAATGCTACCCTAAGTTTTTCAGATAGTTCTAATACTTTCGATTTTAGTAAATCCATTACAGCATCTGCAGGATTTATTGGTAACTTAACAGGTAATGTTACAGGTGCTCCAAGTAGCCTAGCAGGTCTAACCACAGCCGACTTAACAGAAGGTTCAAATCTTTATTATACAGATGCAAGGGCCCGAGCAAGTATTAGTGTAACTGATGCAGGTGGTGATGGAAGTTTAGCATATAATTCATCGACAGGTGTAATTACTTACACAGGCCCAAGTCTAGCAGAGATACAAGCAAGGATAGATAACTCTGCTTCAAACGTAAGAGCACATTTTTCAGCAGGAACAAATACAACATATAGTGCAGGACAGTTTAATATATCCGATGCAACTATCAGAAGCAAGGTTTCAGTAACTGACAGTGGCGGAGATGGAAGCCTTTCTTATAATAGCACATCAGGTGTTATTACATATACAGGTCCAAGTGCAAGTGAAGTAAGAGCACACTTTAGTGGTAGCACAGGTATTAGCATCTCATCTGGAGCAGTAAGTATTTCAGCAACAGGTGTTGGAGCCGCAAATTACGGTAGTGCAACAGCAATACCAACTTATACTGTAAACGCACAAGGACAATTAACAGCGGCGGCAAATGTAAACATAGCAATACCTAAGTCGCAACTAACAAACTTTGACTCTGAAGTAAGAACATTAATTAGTGCCACAGACGCAGGTGGTGATGGAAGTTTAGCATATAACAGTTCAACTGGTGTATTTACATATACAGGTCCTAATGCAAGTGAAGTAAGAGCACATTTTACAGGTGGAACTGGAATAGATATTAGTAGTGGCACAATTGCTATAGACAGCACAGTTGTTACTAAAGCAGATACTCAAACTATTAACGGCAACAAAACATTCACAGGTATTGTGAATTTAACAGGTGCCACAGTAACAGTCAATACAGAAGCAAATTCAGATAGCGACAATAGTGTTGCTTCAACAGATTATGTAAACAACAGAATTAACATGGTATTAGGAGCGGCTCCGGCGGCACTTGATACACTAGGCGAAATAGCAACAGCCTTAAATGACGATGCTAACATTGGTGGAGTTGTAACAACAAACACTAGTGATATTACAACATTAAAAAATAGAAATATTAATACTGGCACTGGTTTAAGTGGTGGCGGTAACCTTACAGCAGATAGAACATTAACAACAAATGATTCGGAAATTGTTCATGATAATTTAAGTGGCTTTGTAGCAAACGAACATATTGATCACTCAGGTGTTACATTAACAGCAGGTGATGGTATGACTGGCGGAGGCGATATTACCACAAGTAGAACATTTAACATTGGTGCAGGAACAGGTATAACTGTAAATGCAGATAGTATACAAACAAATGATAGTGCTATTGTTCATGATAATTTAAGTGGTTTTGTAGCAAACGAACATATTGATCACAGTAGTGTTACATTAACAGCAGGAAACGGGTTAAGTGGCGGCGGTGATATATCTGCTTCAAGAACATTTGCACTAGACCTAAACGAATTAACAGCGGCAACAGTAGATGTTGCAAATGATAGTGTTGCAATTATAGATGCAACAGACAACAGTTCTAAGAAAGAAAGTATAGCAGACCTAGTTTCAGCAATAGCCGGTTCAGGTCTTAATGCAACAAATGGTGTTTTAACAACAACAGGATTCTCAGGTGATATTCAATCTGTAGACGTAGGTGCTACAGGTGTTGATATATTACAAGGCAGTAAAACACTTGGTAACGGCACAATAAGATATTACATTAGAAGTATTGACGGTGGAACATATACTAATGCTACAGAATCCGGAAATGTAATCACAATAGACGGAGACATAAATGCAATCAGAGGCGCCTTTAGTGCTAGTGGACTATTAAGTTACAACAGTAGCACAGGTGCATTTACAACTACAGCAGATAATTATGCTAGTTGGAAATTTACAACAGGTTCAGCAGGCAATGTAGATATTAGCAGTAATGAACTTTTAACATTTAGTGGTGGATCAGGTATTAGTGTTTCGCACAGCGGAAGTGCAATTACAATTACTAATACAAATACAGCAGACATTACCGGTGTTAGTGCTGGTAACGGTTTAACAGGCGGTGGAACTAACGGAGATGTTACATTGGCTGTTGGTGCAGGAACAGGTATTACAGTAAATACAAACGATATCGCTGTAAACATGGGTGCTTTTGATACAGACGACCTAGCAGAAGGTTCAACTAATTTATATTTTACAGATGCAAGAGCCAATACAGTAATTGGCACAAATACAACAGATAATTTAACAGAAGGTTCAACTAATTTATATCATACAACAGCAAGAGCCAGAGCGGCAATTAGTGCAGGTGGAGATTTAAGTTACAACAGTTCAACTGGTGTAATTAGTTTTACTAACGACGCAGGTGACATCAGTGAAGTTGTTGCAGGTTCGGGTTTAACAGGCGGTGGCACATCAGGCGATGTAACACTTAATGTAATTGGAGGCACAGGTATAAGTGTTAATGCTAATAACATAGAAATAATACCAGCAGACATACAAACTCAGGCAAATACAGCAATTGGCAATAACACAACTGACAACTTGTCAGAAGGTTCAACTAATTTATATCATACAACAGCAAGAGCCAGAGCGGCAGTTTCAGTAACAGACTCAGGTGGCGATGGATCATTAGCATATAATTCAGGAACTGGTGTATTCACATATACAGGTCCAAGTGCTACAGAAGTAAGAGCTCACTTTAGTGCAGGAACAGGCATTAACATTAGTTCAGGTGAAATTAGCACAGACGATAGTGCTATCGACATTCACAGTTTAAGTGGTTATGTTGCTAATGAACATATTGATCACACAGGTGTTACCCTTACAGCAGGTGGTGGTTTAACAGGTGGTGGAACAATAGCCGCAAGTAGAACATTTGCCGTAGGTGCTGGTAGTTATATTACTGTAAATGCAGACGATGTGGCTGTAGATGCCACAACGACAAATACTGCAAACAAAGTTGTAGCAAGAGATGCCTCAGGTAATTTTGCCGCAGGAACTATAACAGCAACAGCAACACAGGCTCAATATGCTGACTTGGCTGAGAACTATTTAGGTGATGCTGATTACGAACCAGGAACAGTTTTAATATTAGGTGGTTCTGCAGAAGTAACGCAATCAACCAGCAAAAACACACCAGCAATAGCAGGTGTTGTAACAACTAATCCAGCTCATTTAATGAATGAAGGATTAGAAGGTGACCATGTAGTAGCAGTAGCATTACGTGGACGTATTCCTTGTAAAGTAAAAGGACCTGTAAGAAAAGGTGATGTATTAATTGCAAGTGATACACCAGGACATGCCGAGGTAGCACCATTCAAAGGATATCAGACTCCTGCGGTGTGCGTAATAGGTAAAGCAATTTCAGAGCATTTACAAATTACTGAAGGCGTAGTAGAAATCTTAGTATAAATAATTAATATGAAAATTATAAAAGGCCAAACTCCACGAGAGATCGTTTTGCATGATGGGGAATATCCTGTAAATCTTAATCCCACAGATGTTGTGGAAATATTTCAAACTCCCTTAACGGGTTCTTACAATTGGGATTACACAGTTCAAGATAATCGCATTAAAAAACTTTACGAATTAGGAAAACAGTTAAACTGGAACGCAGAAGTTGATGTTGACTGGGCACCAGAGTTTCCAGATATTGATGGAGAGTCATTTGAATTTGAAAACAATCAATGGAGCAAT